TAGCTCTGAGTAGTTATATTAAACACATTGAACGCGAAAAATTTAAAGTTAGGGAATTTATCCTTGTTTCCTTGAATTCCTGGACCACATACTTCACCTTGAACTGCGATAGAGTATCTTAGGTCTTCTCCAATATCTCCGAGAATATCTGGAAGACGAGCATTCTCTACAGCTTTCCAAAAATGAGAGTCAGGATTGTACTTAAGCTGCATGTTTCTTGAGCAGACAATGATCTCACCGAACTTTTCTCCAGTGTCTGCATGTCGAACTTCAATGGCTTTCTTTTCTTCATCTATATCTTCGTGATTCATTACCCATTGATCTTCCATGTCACTACCAATGAATGCTACAGTACATAAGGAGCCATCAAGTTTTAGTGTTGGAACATATAGCGTATCTTGTTCTGTTTCACTAAGCTTATCCCAGAGGTTCTGAATGCGTTCTTCATCAGTCTTTGGAATAAAGTCTGGACGAATACCTGCAGCATTTGTATCTTTAGGTTCAGGGCGTTCATATTTAATAACATCCAAACGATCAGAGACATCAATTGCTAAAGGCAATCCTCTTAATTCATCGAATTGCTCAATTGGTAGAGCAAGTCCCTGAGAAATTTGACCACGTAACTTAATTGTCTTCAAACGAATACGTTCTTTATCATCTGCACCTTTCTTAACTCCAGACTTTTTAAGAAATTCAAATCGCGAATCATCAGCAGGTAGAAATGAGTCAATTTCAAAGTAGACGCATACATCACCTGGTTTGAATTCACCTTTCTTTGCAACCACATTCCATGCTCTGACTTTAATCAGTTCGATTGCATCAGCGTTAGGAATAGGGTTGACTTCTTTCACTACTCTGAGTGATACGAGTTGTCTAATCATTCTTCAATCCTTATCATTGGGCAAATCCTTTGCTTCTTAGCTTTAACATATTCTGTTAGAATGTTGGGTTGCTTCTTTGGTCTTTCAATACGATATAACCATTGGACAAAGTTTACTGAATAATAAAAGAATGCACATGCTAATCCTAAGACGTGTAATGTTATAGAACTTTCTATAGCATTAATATCAAATGTCATAACATCAAACATTCCGTAAGCAATTGTAAAGTACCAAACATATCCAATTATATATAAAAGAAACCCTGCAACATAGCATATAGCTGTGAATAAAATAATGTCACGCGCATAAATAAGTAGCTCAGTCATTACCATCCAAAAGTAAGTGCATAGACTAAGGCTACCAGTATCGGATCGATTTGAAGCAATGATTTTTCTTTTTCTCGATAGAAGTTTGAAGTGCCATGAATTACGGTTAATCGTCAACATTATATATCTCCATGTTTTAAAATTGGGGAGGAGTTACCCTCCCTTTCAATTACATTATATCAAATCTTCACTTCTTTCTTGACAATATGAGCAGTTATTTGTTGCTTATACTTTCCGCTACCAATGTCAATCGTTCCTGTTGCTTGAGGTTCTTCGTCAACCTCAATATCAGAGAACCAAGTCTTACCAATAACGATAGTGTAGACCACTTGACTCAACTCATAATCGAGATGGCGAGACTCTTCGGTGTATTTCTTGATAAGATGCTTGACTTCTTCATCACCTTTACCAAGTCCTTTGACCATGCCCTGCTTCACAAGATATTCAGAAACAGTGAGTGGCTTATCGGCATCAATCTTTTTCTGTATTGCATTAGCAGACGGTAGACTCGACAATCCCTTGACTTTATATTCCAGCTCGGTGCTGTAGTAAAAGTCAGTAGCATCCTTGACAGTAACTTTCGGACTAAATCCATAATCTCGTACACCAAGATCAGAAAGCCACTTCGCTGCTTCTTCACCGTACTTATCTTTCAATCCTTCAATCTTGCCATCTTTTTCAGTCAGACATGATTTAAGACCTTTGATCAGACCCTTGACTTCAAATGATCGTCTTACGATATCGCAGAAGTCATTGAAGTCGACTGATTGAGACATTGCACGGTTAATGACAGGAGTACGTTCCAATGTTACTACTGCATATACACCATTGGTTGTACTTTCAGCACCGTCATCATATTCTTCAATTAGATCAATCTCAACACCATCCATACCTTTAATAGTGTCGTATGTCTCACGTGGCATAAGTAGTGGTAGGGATGTCATATTGAGAAGACCGTCTTTGACGACTGCATAATTACGCCATTGAATCGAAGGAACTCTCTTCAGATCAAACTCATTCTCTGGTAATTCAACACTACCTGTGATCAGAGTTTGCAGAGAAACATTCGGACGACTACTGTTATAGACAAGATTTGTCACCTTAGCATATTGCCAAGGGCTTTTCACAAATCGTGGCAATTCATCTGAAGCTTCTGTAGCGCGGCCAATGCGATTGTAACTGAAGTACGGCGAATCCAACACTACACGGATGCCATCAATGTTCAATACATCCAGAACATCCAGAACTGTAGTAGCATTCTCATCTGGGATAAAGTCAAAATCTTGACTTTCAATGAATCGAGCTTTTTCATCTAATGCTGCATTTTCTGTCAGATCAAGAAAATCTGTCAGTTCCTGTCGTGTAAACGCATTGGTGTAGTCCTTGATCATTCGAACATCGCCAAGTGCCTCAAGACAGCGCCATGCAAGCTTACTTTGATTTGTCTTCACTGCATAATAAAGAATCAGATACAGATGTTCATCGCTGAGATGTTTCTGAAGTACGTCGCCTGGAACAATTGAAGAAACACGTGATACGGATTCAGGAACTTTCACAATTCCATTTTCTGGTTCAATGATTGAGATTTTACCGTTATGAATATAGACAGCATGCTTTGCTTTCTTATTCACAAGAACTTCGACTTTCGGTTCACGAACTGCATCGGAGACTACTGAGTCGAATACAACTTCATATTCATTGTAACTTCCAGCGAATACATGGAAACCACCAGACACTTCAGCCATCTTAGCAAGAAGCGTACGATCACAATACCAACCGTACTCAATAAACGAGACACTTTCAAATACTTCAGGCAATCGTTCACAGTTTCCAATGATGTTTGTTCGATTTGACTGGTTGTCATAACCGTCTGTCAACATCACAAAGTTATTGAATTTAGAAGAGTCGAGATTCTTTACTGTTTCAATTGCGAGATGAATTGGCTCAGCAAATCCAGTCAATCCTATTGGTGTCAGCCAACGATCAATTGCTTTCTGTACAGCTTGCACAGTTCCAAGTTCTTTTACAGGAACGCCTTCACAAACGATACCACATTGTCCTTTACCGCTAAAGTAAATGACTGTGAAAGTATCATCTTCTTGTGCAACCATACTTACGATGTTTTTGAGATGCTGCCGCATTTTAGGAAGTGATGGATACATACTTCCTGATACGTCTACAACATAGACATGATTCGTTGCTGCTTGCGATGTTACTGTACGCAAATCGCCAAGCTCAATAACTTCAAACATATATTTTTCTCCGCTGGTTTACTACTACTTCATAATTATTATATCAAAATGAAGGACACGTAGTCAGTCATTTAAGATCAATCTTTAACCTTCATAATTAATAACATTCCCATCTCTCAAAACCATGAACATAAAGCATCTTTCGGGAGCAATGACTTCAATCATTCCGTAAAATCCTTTGTGATCATTTACGTAATCCAAAGCTGCGTCATAAGCATTATCGCTTTTAACTTTTGACTCATGACCTGCAGCTATGAGTAAAAATTCATTATCAATACTTATCATAATTATCTATCTTTTTGATCAACAATAAGTTCGACTGCTTGTTCGCGAGTTAATGGAGAGAGACCTTCATGGGCGCTCTCTGCATCGCTGTAACAACCATTATGATCATTCCATTGTAGCCATTCGATGATCTGTTCACGAGTGCCTTGCTTAATAAGATATTGTTGGAAATCTTCTGAATGTGGATTGCCGTTCATCATGATATAAACTCCAATCTTCAAAATTTTAGAAAAAAGGGAGGGGCTAAGCCCTCATGTTAAAGTGGCTTAACAGGATTTGGGTTGATCTGTGTAGTGTAAACTTCAACACCTTTCTGTGTAAGATTCACTACAGGCATATTCTCTTCCCAGTCCATAATCTCCACAAGACCTTTCTTCGAGAGACTTCCCAGCACTCCACCAAGCGATCCCTTAGGAACAGTATTCTCAATGCTGCATGTCCAAATTTGATCTGTCAGATCATCACCAAACTCAGAGTTGTCAATTCCTGTCAGTACTTTCTCTTCCATTTCTGTCAGCTTAATAGTCATAATTTAGATTCCTTCGATTTATGGTTTTTGCCATTTGATGTATCCATTATACTAAGGAATTGAGCAGTTGTAAACATTTTTCTATTTAAAAATAACGCATGACAGATCACTAAAGTTCAAACTGTCGATGATCTGTTCAATAGCGTCCCAATTTCCACCAGCAAGACCAGCTCCAATCTGTGGAATACCAATCTTATACTTCACATCCATGTCGTAAAGAAGCTTTATCTGTTTGAATGCATTGTACACAGCTTGATAATCAACTGGCTTTTCGGCAGGATTCATTCCGTATTGTGTGTAAGCATTGATAACTGTGAAGTTGTAATTGATTGGCTTCACACCTCTAACACTTGGGGCAATTTGTCTAAGAGCTTGACCAGATACTCGAGCTTGAGTAATCATTCCAAGTTTATTGCGATCTCCTTTCATAGTCATGCTATCCACACATCTAGCATTAGGAAGCTTTTCTGCGATCTGTTTAGCGATACCAGCTCCCATCGTACAAAAGCAATTGCAACCATGAACAATAATATCAAACTCACCGTCTTCTGCAAGTGTAATCAAATTTCCTTCAACGTATTTCATATCATCACCTAGTATAAGTTCTCAGAAAAAGTTCTGATTCGGACATCAGATAAATCCAACTACTACACCAAGAGGTGCAAGAAAAATACCAATGATTCGTAGAACGAATAGACCAGTAACTCCACTGTCCATATCAACAAGCTTAATGATATTCCAAACCCATCCCCATGCGGAAACGAATACTATCAATATCCACACGACAACAACTAACAGTTCAGTTAAAGTAAAGCCTTTTTGATTTTTCACCACATAATCTCCAATTTTGCATATTTAGAATTAATAGAAAGCAATTTTACTCTGTACCCTTTCTTAGTACAGAGTTTCATTATATTCTCTTCCTCACCAAGTATTACAGAATATAAGCAATTTTTACACCAAGGTTTGCTCGATAACTAATCTTTTCTGCTATGTCCATTTCTTTTTCTCGATAGCGAGCTTCTTTTTCTCTTATTGATTTTGCAAGATCAGAAGCTTCAAAGGCACTGATCAGCTCATCTTTTTTCTTTTTTCTAAACATGGCTTAATCCCACTCTATGTCTGTGACTTTCTTTTCAAGCTTTTTCTTACCATCACCTGGCTTTCGCTTGCCTACCTTTTTAGCTGTTTGTTCTGGTTCTCCACCTACATCAGAATATCTCATCTTATCCCAATCGATATTGACAAGCTCTGGTTTTGCATGAGATTTATTGCCCCAACGAGTTTTAAGAAGATGAACACACTGTTGCCCATTATCTTTCAACACTTCATCTTGTGTTACAGCAATAAACCAATCTAGTGTCGCAGGTAATCCGAAACTGTTTTTTGTTAAGATGTCATTAGCATAAAACAAATTATCACCAGACACAGAGATGTCTATAAGCTCTCTTTCATCTAATTCTTCAATTTCAATTATTTCATCATTAAAATTAATTAGCTTTTGATCAGTATATTCTTCGCGCTCCTTTTTATTAATTTCTTCTTTGTAAATATAATCGGCTATCTGAAAAATATCTAACTCAATACTGCTGTCAAATTTCATCAATTTATCTGCTTGTACTAAACATTTCTCATAAATATTATTGTTCATTAATACTTTCCTCTATAAACTTAAGTACTTTATATTCTTTGTTTGTTTCAATTGACCAGACAGAGAATATCTTAAATCCATTGTCTCTAGCAACTTCTTCTTTATACTTATCTTTTAGATAGGCATCTTCTCTATTTTTGCCAAAAAATTCCCCAATATATCTAAAGACACCATCATCTTCGATACTTATAGGGTGCCATGCTATTCCATGATATTCTATTATACCGGAAAGCATTTAAACTCAATAAGAACTAATTTTACTACTTATTTTTAATCCATCGTTTATTGACATACGGCCATCTTTTGTTGGAAAAACATGATCAGCACTGCATATAATTTCTTTTCCTGATTTCATTTTAATTCTATATGACTTTTTAATTTTTGGACAGTGTTTCATTCTTACAACTTTATATCCGTCATGTGACAATATTTCATCTCCAACTGAAACATCCTTTAGTAGTATATCACCCTTAGTTTTTTCAGTTATGACACTATATGGATCAAGACATTCACTGGTAGAAGTCATATCTGGTGATTTATCATTGAAGCCATCACGATTGATTTGAGTCGCAGTCATAATAGGAATTTCAAATTCCACAGCGAGACCACGAAGCTCTTCGGCGATTGCTTTAATGTACGTATACGAATTCACTCCTGCCATTGATTTATATCTGGAAGATGCACAGATATTGATATAGTCGATGAAGACGAAGTCAGGATTAAATTTTTTCTTCTGTTTGAGTTCTTTAAGCAAATGTCTGAAGTGGCCAGAGTGAGCTGCGCTAGTTGGGTATTCTTTCGCAAAGAATCGACCATGAGTCTTTGACTTAACTTTATCAACCTTTTTAAGATACTGTTCTTTAGAAAGTTTCTCAAGATCATCTGTCGATATATCGAGAAGGTTAGCCTCAACACGTTGCATCACCAATTCTTCTGCCATCTCCATTGTGATATACAGAACATCTTTACCTTGCTTGAGTAATTCACCCGCAAGATAACACATCATAGCAGACTTGCCCACATTCGTGCCCGCTAGGATACAGCTTAATGCTTTTCGTTTATGCCCACCATTTGACAATCGGTTTAGAGCAGACAGAGAAAATGGAACTCTAGCATCTTCGTCTGTATACATGTCATGACGACGGTCAGCATCATCAAAGAACTCCATACCAATCGTAGTGTCAAACGATACAGACAAAGCATCATCCAACATGTCAGGAATAGCATGAGCATCTAACTCTTTATCATTTCCATCAAGAATGTTAATTGATCGGTAGATCGCAGAATAAAGTTTCTTATTCTTACAGTAATCTTCTGTCTCGTCTACAAGCCAGTCAATGTTAGGAAGATCATCTTTATCATTATAGCATTCATCAATCAGTTCGACAATCTCAGAGAATTCACCTTCTGAAATAGATCTCTTCTGTAGGGAGATTGCTAAAGCATCAAGATTAGGAACGGTATTGTATTTGTCGAATAGTTCTTTATACGTTTCAAATAGTGTCTTTTGATATCCATCAAAATATTCACTCTCAAGATAAGGTAAAACTTTTCGAACAAACTCATCAGAATATAGTAATGCTTTAAAGATGGATTGTTCTATTGATACCATGAGAATCCCTATAGAAAAAGAAGGTCCGTTTAAGAACCCTCTATTATATCATTGTTTATTGGATTATTCTTCAGAATTAAGAATCTCTCCAGTGTCTTCATCAAGTTCTTCGCCGTCGTTGAGCATATCATCGATCTTGCTCTGAAGCAAAGGATCACCACCACCGAAGCAATACATACTCTTAACAGCTTCATTGAATGTTGTATCTTTCAGTATAGGGTCCCAGAATTTTGTAGTTGATGTTTCTTTACGACGCCAGTTTTTATCGTCTTCAACATTTGCTCTTGCATACCAACCCATCTTAGGTTTAACAACATGCCCTGTAGCAATCGCAATATCAAGTAGACCAGAATAAGTATCTAAGCCACTGCCATAAAGAACTTCAAATGGAATCGCCGACTTCTCTCGAATAGTACGAGACTTTTCAACGTTAAGAATGAACTGCCAACCGATAACATCTTTACCTTCTTTGATCTGCCGTTTACCGACAATGAATACGTTGTTAGCAGAATACATTGGTCCAGTGTTATGAGTGATAACACCATTTTCTAGTACATAGTTTTCTTCATCTCTAACAGAGATATCATATACATTATGCTTACCGATTCGTTCAACACTTTTTACTTTCATTTAGCACCCTTCTTAGCTTTAATTTGAGCATCATCTCCGGGTTTAAGGTCTTTTGCTTCTACCCACTGATCATTTACAAGGAACTTGTGATTTTCACTACATTCCACAATAAATCCATCTTCAAACTCTACAGAGATACATTGTGGATTTCCATTTTCTAAAGTTTTTGGATTCCAAGTCTGGTGTACTTCTTTCATACCATTCTTAGTAGCAACAAACTCACCTACTTCAATATCTTCAATATTCTTATATGATCCTTGTGCTGTAAGAATACGAGTACCAGGAAGTAAGCAACCACCTGACATAATCTGTTTCGGTGCACCCATTGATCCCATATCATCATAAGTATGCATAGTGCCAATCATTGACATTTCACATCGATCAAAGTAAGGAGTTGCGATACGAAAGAATGCTTTCAGAGCCTTAGCACGTGTACCCATATCAGCAGCAGGATTGTCAGACATTGCATCTCGTACTTCTTTGATAGACGCAAGGTTACCAATTGAATCCACAAAGACAACAAACCTTGGTTTATCTTCTTCTTTTTTAGCGGATTCATATTCTGCACGAATGTCTTCAAGCTTAGTGACCAAGTCAAACTTTAACTCTTCAACGTTCATCACTGGAACATAGATAACACGCTCAACATCAATGCCTACTGATTCAAAGTACTCTTGTGAAGCACCACCTTCAGAATCATAGAAGATCATGTGAGCATCAGGATAAGCATCGAGATACGCCTTACACGCAATCAGACCAAACAGAGTTTTGAATGACTTGGATTTACCCGCTAGACAAGTAACACCTTGATTCAGTCCACCATTTAATAGATCACCACTGAAAGCAAGGTTAAGACCATACACTCCAGTGTCATGTAGTTTCTTTTCCTTTTCTAGTATTTTTGAAAATTTACCAGCTCCATAGAGCTTTGTTGATTTTGCAAACTTATCTGCTAAACCCATATATGATTCCTTAGTGAAGTGTATTAAACAGTTTGTTCTTTACCTTTTCTTTGTCTAGGAAACCTGCATCTCCTAAAACATCAACGACATCTGTCATGAATTGCTGATAGTAGATAATACCACTTTTCTTTAGATACTCTTCTACACTAGTTAAACGCTTCTTGACGTTGTCTTGAGATGAGTTAAGAAATTCAGTATCTTCGGCAATACTACTTGCTACCATATCAAGCAATTGAATATCGTATTGTAAACTTTTATGAAGCCTTGTAGTTAGATATGAAGAAACTTTCTTATCTTCTCCATCGGAAAAGATTGAAAAGTCAGATTTAATCAAATCTTCATGTCCTTCATCAGGAGCTTCGATTTGAAAGAACATTTGATCAATAAAGCATATTGTATTTTCAGCCGTATCAAAATCAATCGTAAACATATATTCATCAGCTGAACTTACTGCTTCGTTTACTGTCCCTGATACACCTGTCTTAGTGCTACAAGTCGTAAGTAGCTCTCGAAACAAATCCTCTTTTCCAGAGTTTGATTCTAATGTAAGTATAAGTTTTGCCATAAGTATCTCTTTGCTATCGAGTGAATATGATATATTGTAACACACATCTATTAGATAATGATATCAAAAGCTAAACATATCAACTTTTTCTTCTTCCGAATATCGAATCACATCGAGATAGATACGAAGTGGTTGTAAGAATGACTTTTCTAGCATAAGCTCACGATTTACATATTTTTCGAGTTCAAATTCTTTTGGAAGATAAGTGTCAAATCCGATTACATCAACACTTGTAGGATTAGGCATTTTCAGTTCAACGAACTTGATTTTATTTCCATCAGTGATAGGCTCGATTCGTTTAAGATTCAATTTCTTTATCATTTGATTATGATTAATCGCAGCTTTAACATTCTTTGGTGTACCGCTCTTAAACAGTTTATCTTCATCGTACCACTTACCAATATTGTTAACACCACGTGGCATTGCAATATCATTGATAGATAAAGAGTGGAATTCATCTACGATCTCTTGAACACGCTTCTGTAGTGTTTCTTCTGATTCATTAATACATACACGGTAGCATTCTTTCAGATATGTTCTAGCCCATTGTGGAGTGCTAGACTTAACTGACTCCATACCCATAATTTTATAGTAGGGATCATTAAGATAGCGAGTACCTTCATCGTCAAATACAGACATGACATATTTCTTTTTGCCTACCCATACTGCGCGATTGGATATGATCTCTCTACTCCAAAACATACGCTGCTCATAACAGTTCATATAATCAGCAAGCTCTTGACAGCGTTCTTCAATCTTAGGTTGAATCACTTCGTCTGAGAAATGTTCAATTGTATTAAGTAGCTTAGCACGATCCATATCTTTAAGCGTATCAACAAACGGCTTGATCGTAAAGTAACCAGAGTCAGTATCACTGTAAATCCAGAAAGCTTGCTTTGAATCAAATATCTTCTGTAAGAATTCATTGATGTAGCTACATGTCCAGCGATTGATCAATTGTCCTGACATGGTGATAGCTTCAGCATTCTCTACCTTATAGTATAAGAAGTGTTTGTTACCAAGAGCACCATAGCCACCGTTAAGTAGAATCTTCAGACCCATCTGCATGTTATTAGCAGCAGACTCTAAAGCATCATATTTATCTTTATCAGATTTGCTTCCACTTTCATCAGCATCAACATTCTGTTGTTTATAGCCTAGCATCTTTTTCTTGTATGATTTACGTTCAGAATATATTTCACGTTTGATTTCAGAAAAGAAAGACATTCGATCTGTACGATAGCATTCACCGTTTGCTGTAATAGTCATATCTGTTATATTTAAAACATCCGATAAGTCTTTAGACATATTCTCATTTAAGAAATAGTTAACATTGACTTTATCTATTTCTTTTTTAAAATCGTTCTCTAAGTATTCTTTAAGTTCTAATAATCTTTTTTTATCCATTCGTACCTCTTCTGTCCACAGTCGTAATATCTATAAATGCTATTGGATTCTAATATTGACTTTACTGTACATTTTCTAGAATATACGATAGTATCATTAATTGATAAAGCAGAACTTAATAAAGAGCATATATTATCATATTTAGACAGTACATCAAAATCTGTAACATGAATTAAGATGACCTTTATTGGTTAAAAAGTATTCTTTAATCAAAGTCTTTAAGTCTTTCATTAATTTCCTCTAATGCTTTTTCTTTAAAAACATTTATAGGAACATGAGTTTCAGGCCCAATGTTCCATTGCTGCTCTATGTGAGGGTATAGTGAATTTAAGTCGTATGATACAACCCAATCATGAAATCCTTTTATTGGTTCTTTAACGTATGCACCTTCAAACTCTCGTTCTTCAATAATCTTTTCACGACGGAATGGAGGAACGACATTTTTACTATAGAGGAATTTAGCAACTAGCTTTTCCCATATCTTTACAGTACCCATTGTATCTTCAAAGTTACATAGAGAATAGTAAGACATAGCATATATGAGAGACATCAGTCCAAGCTTTTCATCTAGACGTTTGATGATATCTACGTCACGAATGTTGTAGTCAATGAATAGTTGATAGTTCTTTTCATATAAGTCTTGAAGATCGCCATAATCATCATAAGTCAACTTTTCTTCGCCAAGTTCAGCATGACCGATAAAATCAAGACGATATGATTCACGTGGAGTATAAGTATGCTTCTTGTAGATTTGCATGTAGTCGAGATGAGGCATACCTACAAAGTTATAAACAGTTTGCATTTGACCAAAGTTAGCTCTTACTTCACGTTCATCGATTTTATTGAACGGAGATAGCATCTTTTTGGTGTATGCTTCACCAAGTACTTTGTTACATCTGTTTACAATGTAAGGTACGTCGAAACCTTCAGAGTGCCAACCAGTCAGTACATCAAATCTGCTTTCTTGTACATAGGATAGGAATGCACGAAGTAGAGATTCTTCATCCATAAAACCAATATACTTAACTTTTAGGTCTTTGATCTTTTTGTCAACATTATCTTTCGACCAACCGCCACAACCATCATATTCAAGACCAAGTGTCGTAAAAACTTTTGTTACAGAATCATATGTGGTGATAGCGTTGATTGGATACTTTGCTTCATAAGGATCAGGAAAGCCATCGGTTGCATGAACCTCGATGTCAGTCATACCAATACGAATAAGATCGGCGTTGTAGTCTGGAGTTTTACCTTCAAACAATTCGATCATAAACTGATTGGCATAATCAGAGTTACCACAGATTCCTATTTCTGGAAGTTCTTTGTACTCTTCAGCAAATCCTTTAGCGTCTCGCATTGAATCAAATTCAACTGCTTTAACGTCTTGATTGTAGATATTCTTTAAGCCTGTCTCTTCTTCTGTCACTGTATATAGTGTTGGCTTATAGAAATCTACTACTTTTGATTTAGTGACAGGATCGTTGTTTGACTTGTAGCGAATTAATATCTTATTACCTTGTTTATAGTAATAAGTGTAGAACATTTGATCTGATGACATTAAAATCTCCAATAAAAAAGGATGGCTTTACACCATCCTTTTATTATATCAAAGTTTGCTAGCAATTTATGAACAATTTAGAATCAATATCCACTATCATAACGACGTTTGTTTTCAGCGTTCTTCAACATATATAGAATATAGATGTCTTTGGAAGTAAGTCCAAGTGCAAGAAATTTGTTCATCATAAAGTGCCAGATGTCAATCATTTCAAATAGCATTTCAAGCCGATCTTCATCAGGCATCTCAGAAATTAACTCATTTGAAATATCTTGATGATTCGCCTTCCACTTTTTCCAAACAGCAGATGCTTCTTTTTCGCCTTTGCTCATACCACCAATAGCATTCTTCAGCTCTCGAAACTCATCCATGATAGCATCGTAGTTACGATCCATCCAATCAACCATCTGACCTTTTGTTTTTACTTGGTCTGGACTAATGTTATCTTCTGGTAGTTTCTTTGCAAGAATTGTCTGTAGCCAATTTTGCATGTTAAGCATGTCTTGCAAAGGATCATCAGATTCAATGAATGCATTTTCAATTTCTGTTACTTTGTCTTTATCTTGAATAAGATCAGCACATGAATTATATTCAGCCATTTATTTTTCCTTAAAATTATGATTAGTTTAACATATTGCAACTATATATCATAGACGTTGAAATTATTTAAAATATAAGAACTTTACTGATTCTCAAACAAATCAATAATTTGTTCTTCTGAATGAGACTCAAAATCTATTTCTTCTTTCCAATTATTCTGCTTAACAAAATCAGAGTTTGAAAATTCTAATTCACCAAGAATAAATTTTTTTGCTTCAAGAACAATGTCACGTGCTGTGTGTACTGGAACATTTTGTGCAATATGATTCATATTCTTTTTTCCACCTAATAACTCAAAATCAATTGGAAAACTCATAATATATAAACACTCACCAATAGTCAATGATCTATCTTCTATTGGGTGTAGAACTGAAGTCATATTTCTTCCAGTTAGAGCACCAATATTATTGTCATATATGTTTATAGAGCTATCCCATATATTACCTCCAGCAGATAGCTTATTTTTTATGTATAGAGCACTATCATATGCTTTAACATCACCATCATTTTTAAAAAAATCTATAGCTTCATCTAACAGTTTATTGTTATTCACAAATTGCAAAACTGATTTTGTATTACTATCTTTTACCATTTGTCGTATATCTAGATTACAAAATTTATAACTTAAAAATCTAAAATACGAATCACTTAATATTTTTGTGTTAGTATGATCTAAATTAATACTATTAGGCTTATATGATAAAACGTAATCGTCAAATTTGTCATAACTATGATTATAAAAATTCATATAAGGTGCAACTTTAGATTTCCATAAAATAGCAAAACATCTACGTCTATCTTGTGGAATTCCATGACGAATAGTTGAGGTTTTATATAAAGTCAAAGAATAACCATTTTCTTTAGCTATGTTATATATTTTATCTACAACCGGTTTACCTTTTTTTGTATATAAAGCTGGAGCATTTTCAACTAATATGACTTTAGCATCTAATTTTTTAATAGCATCTGTTATACTAATATACATCCATTCATTTTGCGCGCACCCAGGGCCGTGTGAATCAGGATTCTTACTAGAGTTAAAAGAAGATAATCCAGCACACGGAGGAGTACATACTACAATATCAACAGGATCTAAGTCTTCTTTATCGTCTATTGAAACATATGGAATGTTTCTATTTTTTATTTTTTGTTGATAATTTACATAGTGCGAATCATTTAATTCAAATCCTTTATAACTATATATAGCAGATGGTGGTACATTTAAAGCTAATTCAGCACCAAGTGGAAATCCACCAATAAGTGGTATGAGCGGGGCGAATGTAATTTTATGATTATTCATTAAATATACGATCTAAATAGTGAATTTTCTGAATTTTCTAATTTAGCAACACCATATTTATAAGCTTTTTTAAATTGAATATGTGTAGTTAATTTAGTTAATCCTTTCCAAGGCCCAGATTTAGCAGTCTTTTCTTTAGTTTTTACGAAATCTGGCCACAACTTTGATAACTTTATTTGCGATTCGTTATGCACATCTATATTTCTCCATACAGAACAACCTCCGTCAGTATTTGTATCTGATGGATTAACCATGTATTTTGTAGAAATTCTATTTTTAATTCCACTAGTTAGCAATTGGAGAGTTACATCAAAATCTTCAGCTGCTGGCACTCTATCCCATTTAATATCAACTGGAAATAAAGGTCCATTATAAAAAGTGTTTGTCATAACTCTATAATTTTCGCTATATGGCCATAGATTTATGCTAGGCACAATCCATGTAGTACCCAATCCACCAAAAACAATACCTTCGTCCATCCAAGAATCAATAGTATTAAACATATCATCAAAATCTGAATCAGTATATTTCCAAGATATCCATTTTGGTGCACCATCAGATAAATCTTTATTGGGTTCTTTTACTGTAAAATTCAAATCATCATCAAATACCATGTGACGTGAATCTTTAAAATTATTAAAAATCCATTCTCTTGTTGGTGCTATAGTATTTATTTCTTTTGGCAAACATATAACTTTGTCTCCATATAACTCTGCCATTTTTTCAAATTCATGATGTTGGACTATAAATTTAGTTATATTTTTATACTTATCAGGTAAATTATTATATGTTATTTGATTATGAATTCTACCTAATGTTGGTATAACGATGTGACTTATCATGTAATATCCTCTTGTCAATATATATAACAATGTACGTTTGTTGACACTAACCTACTTCAAACCTTGACTACGAATCAATGTGTATTTCATATAGGTTATCCTTAGTTAGTTTTAAAATTCATTCTAGAGTGTGCTGGCGCCTTTCGTATCACTATTTATCCAGTCTACAAGGAATCCAAAGTGTCTTTCATAAATATGTAAATTAGAAGCAGTCCAGATTAGATCACCAACTTCAATATTAAGTTCATCTGCAAGTTCTTTTTGAACATATTTAGCCCAGGCGTAATCATTGTTGTATCCGAACACAGCATCATTAGATCTCATTAAGTAATGGCTGATAAGTCTACCATCACGAATATAGAATGTGTTTGCATACGTACACATGAAATCATTCATACCGTTTTCATTGTAATCAATATGCATAGTTGGTCGATTGTAGATCATTACTGCTCTTCGTGAATTCGGGTTTTTCCGCAATTCGTTGACGACATTATCAAACTGATTTCCGTTTTCCTCCGACCATACACACCAGCCATAGTTGGAATTAATTTTGCCAAAGTCATCTGACACTTGTTGCCAAATGGTTGGTGTTTTTCCTGGAATGTCAATGACGTAACGTGACTGTGATTTATACCAATCAAGCTCTCGTTGAATGTAATCTTTGTTTGGTTCTCTGATAATACAGTCTTCGTCTGCAATGAATGTTGCTCCGATGATTTCAAGTGTCTTCACTCCTGTACGATCAATTGTGAATTGCTCGTGCTTAAGCATGTTGTCAAATTGAATTCGTATATCATTTACTTTAGGCATCTCCATTAAAGTATCCCCTGTCTGGAAGTTTGTCTGTTATTTGAAAATCGACTCCACGTATCATGTCTTTTAAAGAAGTTGAATTTTCTGTATAGTCGTAAAGAAGTTTATTCTTAATTTGGGATTTGCCATGAACACGTATAAAGCTCTCTCGTACCTTTGATATGTCATCAATATTACTAGATAGACTATCTCCGTCTTCCCTACTCATGACACACTCTGGACTGTCTACAACAGTAACCAACATGACATCGTCGCGCGTATAAAAGAACTGAGCATCCAATGTGTAAACCCATTCAGCTGGTCTGTTTCGATAGATAGGGCCGTAAACGTCTTCACCAAGATGAGAGCGATTAAGAATGATATCCCAACCACAATCAGACATTTTCGTAATGTGAGAGAGAAGTTCTGTGTAATGCTTTAGAGCCCAATGCATTGGAGCTCCTGAAGGTGGTGACACACAATGCATCATCATAGTCTTAACATTTTTGAGCTTGTGCTTTCTGATATGTTTGATCAGTGTGTCTTTGCCACAACGATCCATACCTTCAACAATAATGATCATAAGTTTTCTTCTATAAACAAAACAAGAGATGGTGTAATTATACACCATCCCATCAGTTGTGCTATGTTATTTAAGATTACTTGTCTTGATATCCACCGAAGAGACGTTTGTAACCTGAGAAATATTTTGCTGATTGGACTCGATTATGCCCAGTTGCATCCATAATTTGCTTGACAATTTTTTGACGATTTTCTCTAAGAAGAGTTTTTTCTTGAAAGTGAGTATCAATAACTTCCATTATAAGTTGGCGAATTGATTTTACACCGTCTGGATTCCGGCCACGCTGTCCAACACGATTTACAAAATCAGTATTTTCTTCACGCTTATTGTAGAAGTCAGTCAGAATCTTTTGTTGATTTGAGTTCAGAGTTTTCATTATTTCTTCCATTGATTTTGTTGCGTCGTTTTTATCAGTATCATTTTCTACTTCATCAGTAGTTTCGGACTCATCGGTCATATCAGCCATCTTGGAAATGATGTTGCGAGCTTCATCTTCATGCTTGTTAGCATAGTGACGAACAGAGTCAGAAGACACACCATAATCGGCAGCGATTTGCTTCTTGGTTGTGTTACTGTTCAGAACAGCGATTGCGATGTCGATTTGAGTTTCGAATGCGATTTGCTTAGCCATGATATAGTACCTTCTCATTTTAGTTTCGGTTTTTCAAATCAGAGGTTTTTGTGGTTTCCTCTATTTGATGATACCATTTTATCAAACAAATTAGGTTCTGTATATAGTTTTTTTCATTTTTTTCAAAATTTTTTATAGAGAAAAAAAGGGAAGCCGAAGCTTCCCAGATATTTCTCATTCTCTCATTCAGTGAGAACTTTTGCAAATGTATTCAGAACCTGCCTTCCTTTTATAGACATCTTGTCTGACATGACATTTGATACAAACTCACGAATCAATTCCTTGTCAGACGCTGGAAGATCGAATGGATCAGCCATGTCAGTGAGGTCTTTAAGAAACGAATTCTGTTTTGACATTGCAACAGGAGTTGGTTTAACTACGGGAACATCGCCACAAAGGGAGAGCCAAAGCTCTTCCCAATAAAACTCTTCCAAACTATCGTCGTAAAGTCCAAAAGAATTGCTAAATGCTTCAATCTTTTGATTTATAAAATCGACAATGTAAACCAGATTCTTAAATTTTCTTGCTTGGATGTAAATCCGAGTAGGGAGATTAATATGCTTAAGACGATACTTATACAGATGCTTTGCGATATGTGCTGCATCTTTCTCAGTAAATTCTCTAGATAAAAGGAAGGTGTAAATCCTATCATTCAAATTAACGATCACACGAAACTTATGATCATAGTACGGGTCAGTGGAGACACCCCAATAATTAGAGTTACCACGGTTATTCACAATCCCAATTCCATCATAATCAATTGTAGCTTTTCTCATAAACATATTACCTCGTAGTTGTTTAATAGACAGGTTTTTCTCAACCTGTAAATCAATCATACTACAGTTTTCAAAATCTGTAAATGGAATATAAGAATTTTTATGCGTTGTGACCGTAACGACTATTAATCGCAGCTGCATCAGGGTCAACTTCTTCATCGTCAAGCGGCTCAAGATCAAACATATCTTCCATGTATGCATAAGCAGTATCGTAATCTTCAACATTCGCTGTTGTGAGTACACCACCGTTGACATCATAGATCGTAACAGTTGTCATCAGAGTAACTTCGTCTTCTTCAATATCGTAGTACTCAGCTTTATCAATTAGGTCGTCTGTAAACTGAGCATCGATTGATTGAATTGCTTCGTTGATCTCTTGGTGTTCTTTAATTGTAATAGTCATTGTCTTATCCTGCTGAGTTTAGATATTGTTCTAAATTGTGTTTGCCTGTGAGCTTTTGATTTCATAATATCAACTCCTTTATTTATATATACTTCATATTCATTTGTTTCAGAGCTTCTTCAATATCCGATATTCGTTTTAGAAACGCTTCAACTTTTTCAATCTTCTCATATTCGTCAATGAATCCCCGAAGATCTTCACTACAATTAGGACATTTGTAAACGCCCGACAGAATCTCAACTTCTGTCGGGCTATCAAAAATTGCTTCATTACAGTTTGGACACAAGTGCCAATAACCCATTCTTCACCTCACTTATATGAAAATTCATCCATGTCAGATTCTTCAGGCATATCCATTTCGTCGGCTGCATACAGTTCAGCGTGCTTGATATGCATGATTGCTCGAGCAACATCGTCAATAGGATCGTGATGCTTGAATCCGTTTAGTGTTCCTTTAGGCAATGGAACTTTTGTTACATCATGTGATACCATTAGACCAGAGATATAAGAACGAATGTCTCGCTGATCCCAGAATGGAATTGGGTAGAAAGCTTGATTCTTAGACCAATCATCTAGATCAGAATCATCTTTGAACATCAAAAGGATATTACCCAGAATAGGAAAATCAAATGACTGACCTCGAACATATCCTTTAGTACCTTTAGTGACACTTTCTCGAATCAGAGCATGTTTAAAATCTGTAATAAACTGTCCTAATTCAATATCATCTTTTGTTGGTTCAAACTGAGACTTACGAACTTCTGGGTCTTGTTTATCCCACCAGTCCAATGTACGTGGATCAATGATACGACCTCTTTCGAGCTGATGATTCAACTCAAATTTCCAGTAGTATGCTTTTTCACGATAAGTCTGAAAATCTTCAAGCTTATCTCTGTCGTAAACAATCAATGCACATGATAGTACGACTGCATCTGGTGATTGAGCAACGGTTTCAAAGTCAAACGAAAAATCTTTCATGATTTATCCTTCTTGCATTCTTCATTACATTCATCTTCAATGATCCAGTTAGCAAGAGCTCCTGAGACCAAAACAAGAATTGCAAAATGAGTTCTGTTTTCTTGCCACAACCAAGTCCATGATCCTTCAATAACAAAATAACCGCAATGAATTACTAGCAATATAATTGCAGTCAATGCTACAACAGAAGCGATATAGATAATCAATCCGCTAATGGCTCTAACTATTGGCATTTGAATCTCCAATATAAGAAGGAGGAGAACGTTAATCCTCCTCCTTCTTCAATTTACCTTTTAGATTTTTTCTTTGAGTTGAATTCTATTTCGTGGCGATGGCGACGATTAACATCACGAACATGTTTTGCCATCCATGCACGCTGGAATGCATCTTCCGGACCACCAATGTTTTCGTACAGAAACCCTTTGTCATCTTTCTTCTCTGTAACAAATCCTTCGATAGTCTCAAAACGATTGATCCAACCGAGACGATTCTCAGACTTACGTGGACCACGATGATGAATATTCTTCAGAGCTTTTTTAGC